CACCATTATCTCTTTTCTTAATCTCTAGACTGCCAAATGAACTATTTTTTGAATAATCAACTGTAGGAACATTCATGCTTCCATTTTCTTTTCCTACAGCAACATTTTTAGCAGTAACATTAAAACGATTGTTGAGTGCTATAGATCCACATAAAGCATAATAAATGTATTCTTGTGCTTCAAATGCATATACATGTCCCCATTCAGACATTAATTGGGCCCACTCAATTGTATGAACACCAATATTAGCACCACAGTCAAGAGCAATAACACCATCACCAAAAACTTCTTTGTGCTGTGTTAATATCTGTTTAGTTAAATCAATTTCGGGCATATCGTAATAACCTCTTCTCATAATTTGACTGCCAACGCCCCAAAATGGCATTAATTCATCAAATTTATTAAGAATAAGTTTTCCATGATGTGTTTGCATTACCTGAAAAGGTTGCATATTTCTGTTTGTTTTGTTTTTCATAAAATATCCATAATTAATTTACAATAGATTCGTCCCAATATTGACCACTTAAAGAAGAAGGATGATTTAAACTTTGTGTTGCTAGGGGTGGCTGAAACCAATAATTGTTTAAAGAAAATTTCTTTACAAGGTAGTTATAATAGTGGTCTGATGGGAGATATACATTTGAGATTTCATTACAAACCTTCTGTGCAAATCTATTGCTTATACAAAAAGCATGAGTGCATCTAGAACCTCTGTCTGTTTTATAAACATTTACATTGGGAACTTGTGGTTCTCGAAGATTAAAACAACTACCGACCCAACCAATATCCCAATCTTCTGCCATTTGAGACTTATATTTGTTAAAATGTTTTATAAAATTTTTGCATAATACTGCATCATCTTCTAATACCAATACTGATGAATACTTCTTTTCTAACATATCTTTAATTATCCAGACATGTTTAAGAGTTAAAGATTTCTCAGCAGATGTCATTTTATTTTCTGGATGATTAATCATTGGATATTGTATAGAAATTGATAAATTGTCTATAGTATCTTTATCATAATGTTCCACAAACTGATAATTAGTTATACCAAGATCTTGTAGCTGTTTTAGTATAAATTGTTTTCTATCTGTTAGTTTAGAATAATGGCAAACATAGATTTGATCTACATGCATTTTCATAAAGAATCTATAACTTTCTTTGTTTGTTGTTCATCTCTCCAGTGTTTTTTATCTGTATATAATACATCGGACTCTGGGTGCCTAAAGTGAACATATCCATGATAATCCCAAAGATATGCCCTTGTCTTTGTTGTATCTTTATTATGATTGATAAATTCATCAGTTTTTATGTAGATGTCATTATCCTTAAAATATTCTTTAATTGACTGAGAATATACAACAGGACCAGTTAATTCTAAAATATCATTTGTTGTTTTGTTTGTTATATTGAAGATACACTTTTCAATACAAATTTTTAAAATCTCATGATTGGGTGGATAAATTAAACACCACTGAGCAAATTTTCCATAGTTTTTTTCTCTACTAATAATTGCACAATCATCGATTATTAATTCATCTAATTTGCCATAGATTACAGAATCTATATCCAAATAAACACCACCATGTTTAAATAAAATAAGATATCTCCATAAATCTGCTTTTGCAGCACCAACTGTTAGTGATTTATATGCCAAATAAATAGTTTGATTAAAGTTACTTTTAATAAACTCATCAATATCAGTATCATCATATAACTGATATGAATAATTAAAATTTTGTTCCATCATCAAATTTATAGCATTTTGAATTGGTTCTGGTATATCTTTTTTGTACCAAGTTTGATAAATTATTTTTGGTATCATAGTAATCTACATGCAATTTGTTTGCACATTCCTTCCATCGAGAAGTACTCATTATACAATTTATGTGCAGTCTTTACCATTTTTTCTATTTGTTTATCAGAATAGCTGGACAATATTTCTTCTAAATCATTTATCTGTTCTGGTTTAATCAATACACAAAATTCTGACCAATCTAATTCATCAGACCATGGTAAATAATGAGAGTCAGAAATATAAACTGGCACAGAACCTAATTGCATGGTTTCATATAATCTAAAACTACTTTTTCCATATCCTCGTGGACATAGAGTAAATTTACTTTTACATGTAAGAGTTTTAAATAGTGTTAAATTCTTTTTTGGAACACTTGCTGCCCAATGCTGCTGAAACGAAAAAATAAAATCTTCATGATTTCCCCATTTTTGTAATAAATTATTTCTTATTGGGTGTGTCATTGATCCAACAAACGAACAAAGAATTGTCTTAGACTCATTGATAAACTTATCAGTAACCCTAGAACATATTAATGGAATGGGAATAATATTTCCTTGAGTCCTATTACCACCAGCAGAAAAAATTAATGTATCTGTTGGTAATTTTTCCATAGGTCCATCATCATGTTGGCATATAGTAAAATACTTTTTATTAGTATCAATACTATTTAAATGTGATTGAATATCTATTGACGCAACTCCATTTGCTGCATTGCAGTAAATGTTTGTCCAGAAAACATCGATATATTCTCTATCGATGTCTGTTTTATTTTCTTTCCACCAATTAGAAAAATATTCTTCCAAATAAAAACCAGTATGATATGGTGGATATACTGGATATACGGCAGGAGGTCTTAATTTATCAGTAAACATAATTATCCCGTAATAAATTTAATGTTATCAATATATTCAACGAGTTGATCTGGCACATCATAATGAATTTCAGTTTGTACATTTTCATTTAATTTAACTTGAATGTAGTTTGGACACAGAAAAGTAACTAACCCAGATTGAATACATCTGCCAATAAAATTATCAACGGGATTAAAAAGTTGATATTGTTTAACAAGTTCAACTAATTTTCTTGCTCCAGAATTGGTAACAATATATCCAGTTGTTCCCTCCGTTGTTTCCCAATCAAATACTCCAGGTTTCATACTAATATTCATTCTATCTGTTGTTTTATTAAATTGTGATTTCCCTTTTGGAAAATTAGGAGAAACGCTTTGACATATTACCATATCGATGTTATCTAAATTTTCTTCATTGGCAAATCTTTGTATTTCTTTTCCACTAAAATCTGGATCAGCATCATCTTCCAGTATAAAATATGCTTTTTTATTACTATTAATTAAATCTAACCAAAGCAAATAATGGCTAAAGAAACAACCAACTTCACCTATTTTCATCCATCCCCGCACAGAAAACGCATCACCAATTTTCATATTGGTATTTAAATCAACACACAAATCTTTATAACAAAATGTTTTGTTATTTCTTGTTATATTTGTTTTATCAGCAGCATCAAAAAAATCAAAAGAAATGTTTTTTGATTTTAAATTGTCTTGTATTTGGTTTCTTCGAGGAGAACCAATTCTACTAATAACTTTAACTTGCAATTCATTATTTAAATAAACCATAGATTTTCCTGTTTAAATTTATTTATTTTAGTATCAATACCAACCATATGGTTATTATGAACTATAACTGCATTTAATTTTTCCCCCAGAGTATAATACACATACCCATTTGGAAATACTTTTTGGTTCAATAATGCACATTCTTTTGCATATTCTGGTGTGCTTTGAATAATATTATTAATTAAAATTTGATCATCTTCGTCTATATTACTACCACAAATACGAACTATAGCTTCACTAGCTGGTGTGTTATTAAACACCATAAATCCAGAACAAATAATAGAACCTGGAATATCACATTGGAATAATGTTTTGTCACTGTTCTCAATAAATTTCATCGGGTTTTGTATAAAAACAATGTCAGTATCAACCCAGCATAATGACTTATACTGTTCATGAATCTGGGAAATAAGTTTCCATTTTGACTTAACTATTTTTCTAAAATTACTATTAGGATCAAACGACCAATCTTGATATCCAGTTAGATTATTGTTTTCATAATCTCCATATAAAAACGCACCGGGATAAGTTTTTAATCCCTCATATGAATCTTTGTCCAAACATGCAATGATAAAATCATCAGTATTGAGTCCGACAATTTTGGCGGATTTTAACATATTCTTGCATATTTCCAAACACCCAGAATTAAGTTGAGTTAAAAATTTCATTGCATTAGTCTCCACAAAGTATCATCTGCCATTTCTAAGTTCATAACTCGATTGAAATTCTCATGAACTGCGTTTAGTTTAGACTGATATAGTTCAGTAGTCAAACTATTAATATTAAATTGTGAATCTAAAACTATAATGCCATTGATATCAAACACATCACCTATTGTTGGGCTTCCCAAATAAACAGGTATAGTTCCTGTTGCAAAACAATCGGTGATCTTTTCTGTATAGTAGTTGTCGTAGAAGTCATTCTCAACAACAACAGAAAACATATAATCCTTAAGACCATACATCTTACTCATCCAAGGTTTAGTTGGATCTGTATCAGGAAGACGAGGAGAACCACAAGCACCACCAAAAAGGTCTAGATGATCTTTAAATCGTTCTGCATACCCATGACGAATCATATGTCCTTTAGTAATTCGTTTAGCAGACGCAACCATGCTTACTAATTTAGTTTTAGGGTATACTGAATACTGACTCTCAGGTATCCAAGGTAAATTACTGCCAGCTGAGCAATAGTGAAACACCGAAGACAAACTCACTAGCTGTTTATCTGAGACAAATATGCGTTTAAATTTGTTTTCTAATTCTTTATAATTTTTAGCCAAAAAAATTGAAGTATCAGAAACAATAGAACGAGACTCACATACCCAGCCATATAGATTATTCACCTCAATAGGAATTGAATCGTAATGAGGTATTGCATTGTCTATTAATACCAATGTATTTAAATTTTGATGTGGTGGAATTTCCCATTGAAAATTTTTTGGTTTGCGCGTAGAGCAAGAAGAGTGCTGAGGCTCAAACGGAAATCCCAATCCATATAAAATATTCATGAATTAACTCGTAAGAAAGAATCACCAGGCGATTGCCACTCGATCAGCTCGTCGTTATATCCCATGCTTTTGAGTACTTCTTTTTTAGATGGCATATCAGATAATCCCATCATGAGTACCGTATTAGCAGTCTGAGCGCCAGGCCATTGGCAATATTCTTCTCCAAGAATAGCGATCTTCTTTTCTTTGAGATACTTACCCAAGCAGTGTAAAAAAGTTTCATGATCAAATAGATTGCCCTTAAGTGTTTTGACTTTTTGACATTCATCTATCCATGTTTTAACAAATTGTAAAGTCTCAATATTATAATTGAACCAAATAGGAGATGCTTTGATTCGCACCAAATTGTTTACATCAGTAGATGCAACTGCAATGTTTACACCCAAAGTACTCAAGTTCTCAAATGCAACAGGTGGTTTGCATATGTAAGTGTCGATATCTAACCACATTAGTGGTTTCTTATGTTCCATTAACTTTGAGTATATGAAGCTAGGTTTAATTAGGCAATTACTTTGATAACTACCTTGCGATTCGAGATGCACCACATCATATGGCAAAGAAAAACGAGTACATTCTTCAATGAATCGCTTTGCATGGTCGCTGTAGTATGTTTTTTCGTCTACATCACAAAAATAACTTATCACTTGAGTTTGCATAATATAAAGATTACTTTCCGATATGATACTTAGGAATTAATTCCCATTCCTTTTTTTCCTTATAAGGAATGATTTTCAACTGTGCAATACTAAGCTGATTGTCTTTGTATTTATCTGTCAATGGGGTGAGCAATCCCCATTCTGTTAAAAGTTTTACAATTGTATTTCGTCTTCCGATATCGCTTTCGCTAGTATCAGTCTCCAACCCATCAAGAGCTAAAAGCTCCTTGAAGTGAAGTATAACATACCTTCCCCGCTTATGCAAGATATGGCAGCTTTGATATAGTTTTTTTTCTACACGAGAAGAGACACCAATGCGCGTGAGAGTTTCTTTGACTTTAAGAAAGTCATCCTCGTGCGCTAAACTGATTTCTACTCCATACCCCTCAAAAATATCTTCCGTGTGTTCCATAGTAAAACCATTTCTATAATAATCTGACCCTTTCATTCCAGGCACAGATATGTAGAAAATGGCTACTTTTGGATGCCACCTTTGAATGTCTGACTTTTGAGCAGTTCTATGTCCTCTGCTGATAAAAGAGGTAGTACTTCCTTAGCTCGAATGTGCGAATAGTCATATGCAAGTTTTAGCATATCCAACAACTCGTTCTCTTCGTCTTTCAACCACTTGCTATATCGCTTACGCTGACGAACCGACAGACGCAGGTAGTCGAAATGCATTCTCTTTCCAATGGAAGGAAGTTCATTCATCTGATTGCATTGCATAACCGTATCTGGAAAGTACGACAGACACCGATTTATGATATACGGTGTATACTCCTTTTCGTTGGGGTTGTTTTCCCCCTCCAATAGGCTTTCCTTTGAGTAATTGATTGCTGTCAGGTAGTCTGTCAGTTTCATTTGAACTCACACCCCATCATTAGTTCTACAACACAAGCCATTAGATTAATCTCCTGATCTGCAACAAAAGCCGATTTGTATTGATACTCTGCTATAACCAGAATGGCATTTGGAATAGAAGCAGACTTTAGATGCTCATACAAACCATCATACAGTTTTCGGAATATGTGTTGAGGATCGTTGTCTAGATTAGACACCACCCAAGAACGAACAGAACTGAAGTTCTTATCCTTCATGTGAGTCATAAGATCCTTGACTCGCAACTCTCCTGCTTCGCTCAGAATACCAATATCAATTGTTCCTGCAGCAGAATATCGCTGAAGTTCGTTCAAAGTCCTCCTGAAGTCAGGAAAGTGCTTTATAATCAATTGTGGTAGTACCTTCTTGTCGAATGTAATCTTCTCTTTGTTGAGAATATACTCACAACGAGACAAGAACTGCTTTGCCATCTCTGGCTTTTCCTTGACTGGAATATTGAAGTCAATGCAGGTGCATCGAGAATGAATCGGCTCGATGATTCGATTCTTGTAGTTACAAGTAATGATGAATCGGCAGTTCTTTGCAAATTCCTCAATCGCTCCACGAAGAGCTGGTTGAATGGACTGAGCATTTGAATAGTCGAACTCATCAAGAATTACTACTTTGGTATTGCTAGACAAAGAGATGGTAGAAGCAAACTGCCGAATCTTTGTTCGGAGTGTGTCGATATTACCATCCTCGGAGCAATTGATAATAATCCAATCAGCACCAAGCTCATTGCATAAGGCACGAGCAACACTCGTCTTTCCCGTTCCTGCTTTGCCAGAAAGCAAAAGATTTGGACATTCACCACTAGTAGCGATCTCCTTGAATGTCTTTTTAAGAGACAATGGAAGAACGCATTCATCAATGGTCTTTGGACGATATTTTTCTACAAATAGATTAATTTCACTCATAATAAATCTCCAATAAAAAAGGACGATTGGAAACCCAATCGTCCCTTTAAGACAAAGTTTCCTAGTTAAGCAGTATACGAACTAGAGGTTTCAAGTGCAACCCAATACTTCAAAGGAATATCCTTATGAGTAAATTGGCTAATAGCAGACTTTGCAATCTTGACTTCATATTCGCCAGTCATGAACTTGAGATTTTCGATGCGGAAATCGAACTTGAATGTTGCACTAGTTGAGCAGTCACCAAGAGATACTGTATAACTATTGCAGGTTGGATCCATAAGATCACGAACAACTCCGATGATCTTATCACCATCTTCATTCTTAGTAATGGAAAGATGCGGAAGTTGTAGAACAGATGATGCTCGAACGATTTCGTCGAATAGTGCCTCTGTTAGATCAAACGTGATCACAGCATCTGGCATAGTGA